TTATGCTCGTCCTTTTCAACGACAGATGTATACATGTTTTCAAATTTTTGTTTCATTTTACGGTCCTGCAAAAACATTATCACTTCCAGCAGCAACAGAAGTACAAGATGTTATCGCATCACCTATTCTACCAGCACCATCACCATTTACAAATACAGTAGTAGAACCAGTTGTTATGGGCATTGCATGTGGTGGACAAGGGACACCGCCAGGAAATAAATGTACAGTATTAACATCTCCTTGACAACTCCACTTGATATTATTCACAAATACATTTGCCGAACCTTCTGCTCTGACCATTCCAGAACAGTGTGGTACATCTGCATCTCCAATTCTAGTTGCCGCGGGCACGTTCTTTCTCCATTAGTGCTTGTAGTCTACCGTTCCATCTTGCCATCTCTGCGTGTTGTTCATCTGTATGATTTCCATCCTCACCTTCTGGTTCTGGAAGATCCGGTAAAAATTTAATTACATTTTCGAAAGTATCTGGAATGTCTTCATATTTAGTATAAGTCTCTAATATTCCATTAACTACTAACTGAAATTCCGCCACTACTCTTCCTCAGTCTCCACACTCTTGGTGTTCACAAAAGATGCAGCCAATTCTCTTCTTCTGTCTTCCAGAGCATCACTCACTTTATGATAGATTGCATGTTTAAATGCATCCTCTGCTTCCACATTATTACCACTTGATATCATATCTACAAATTCTCTACTTGTCATTGTTGCTCTCCTTCATCTGCATTTGGATCCACACCATAGGCAAGTGCTGCTCTATCTCCAGCATCCATTTCTGGATCAACTGCCTGGCCAGCTGGATCTGTTGGGTATCTTTGGATACCATCACCACCATTGTTCGGCACACCACCATCCATTGGATCTTTTTCTGCCTCAGATGCAATTTGGTCACGCATTTCAGCTATCTCTGCATCATTCATACGCAACACATGTTTCAAAACATATTCTTTACTAAAGAATGTTCCAATATATGCTTCTACATTTTGTAGTGTGCTAATACGATCATTCAACAACTCTGCTTCTTTCAGTTCTGCAAAATGACCATCTTTAAGAAAATCATATTGAATATGTTCTTTCATCATATCCCAGTCTTCCAAGGAAATAACACCCTTTAGCAACAACTGAGTTTTCAAAACGTCTGTAAAAAGATGAACAAATTTCTTTCTTAGTTTCTGAATAAACTTGGTAAACTTGAGCTCATCTCTTGTAATGTCTGTGCTTCTACCAAGACTAAAATTTGATTCCGATTCAAGTCTGGAAATAGGGACATTCAATGAACGATAAAGTTTCTTCTGGAAATATTGAATATCATCAATTTCACCAAGATTAGAACCGCCGGGCAATGTTGTGATCTCTGTGCCTCGACCACCTTCTCTTCGTGGAAGCCAGAAATCTTCCAACATGCTCATATGATTTCTATCATCTCGAATCTCACCAGTTGATGCATCATAGACCAACTTGTTGCGATAACGATTCATCACATCTTTGAGGTATTGCTCTGCTTTTATCTTAGGAAGATTGCCAACATCAATATAGAATATACGACGCTCAGGAGCCCTAGAAATACGATAGATAACCAACGCATCTTCAATCATCCTCAATTGGTTAACAGGTTTGATTGCTTTGTGTAAGTAAGATAAAACCTTACCACTGTTTTGATCAATTACACCAGAAGGACAATACGTTATTGCGTCATCAGAAATTCTAATTCCCTGTTGAGCTCCACCATATCCAGCAGAATGCAATCCTTTTTCATTATAGATGTAATACTCTTCAATCTTCTTAATCTTATCTACACCAGTAGATTGATCTTTCTCTTTCTTTACTTCTCTTACTTTTTTAATCTTAGTTGCATCAATATATCGTAATGAAGTTATGCCTTTTTTAGGATTTTTAGGGTCAATAACTTTATGGAAAAAAATTCTTCCATCAACATACCAACGTCTAAAGATATCATGACCTTTTTGTTCAAATTCTAAAAGGGAAAGGACACTATCAAATTCTTTGCGAATAAGTCTTTTAATTTTTTCTGGGTAGGGAAGTCTGTCAAGAGTAACCATGACAGACTGAGAAAATTCATCTGAGGTTATTGCTTCGTTAACAATATCTTCGACTGCACTGTCACATTCTGGTTGTTGTGCAATATCTCTATAACGTCGAATTAAATCTAGCTCGGTTCTTTCTCGTCCATCCGTATCAAGAACAGAAGAGAAAAAACCGCCACCAGCGACTTCGATGCTACCGTCGTCAGGAGTCGGGACAGTGAAAGTATCTCCACTGTCCTGAGCCCCTTTTCGAGTAATACTAAAACCAAATAGTTCTGCCATTATATCTCCTTACTACTACTATTTAGTAGTTAGAAATATATAGTCAGTCACTAAAATGGACCAGACGGCGCATCTGCAATGACGGCATCAGTGACAAAGTGTTGATATCTAAACGTTACATCAAAAGTTTCAATTGTATCTGAAGTGCCAGCAGCTAAGTCAATCGCACTAACCTCTGTCGGAAACGCATTGACAAAGGTGTATGTTTTCAACACTGCATCATCTCTGTCAAGTTGCGAGACTTTAAGGTCAGCAGTATATTCATCATGAAGGGTCAAACCTTGACCCGTGACAAGATTATTCATACTGTTATTCCACCGTTCCATTGCGTTTCTAATTGCAAAGTTTGTGTCGTTTAAGAAAGTTACAGTCCATGTCTCAAATGTTCTATCAGCAGGGATAAACAATGAACGACCTCTAAACGGAACTTCAACCTCAGCGATTGTCATTCCTGGCAACTGAGCGGCCGTGCACAAAAACGCAGCATTTCTTGTATCCAAACCAACAGCACCAGCAGGAGGATTATTAATCTCAACGCGATATTGGTTATTTCTAGCGCCACCACCAAGTAGTTGTGACCTAAATTCGTCTAATGTTCCAACCATTTTCGTTGCTCCTTATTAGAATCTACCGATAACTTCGTTGAATTCGACACCAGTTCGAACGGCAACAAAGTTAAGAGTGATAAAGTTAATAGACCTTGCTGGTTTAATGAAGATGTCAGCAACAAATTCGTTTCTGTCAACCACTTCACCTGTATTGTTCGTAGCATCGCAGACCACCGCAAAATCAGTGATACCTCTACGACCCTGAACATCTCGCAAGAAAGGTTCTACCAAGTTACGGAACTGTGCTCTTGTAAATTCATCGTTGAACTCAAAGAGTGTAAACTTGGCAGCAGTTGCGATTGCTTTTTCAAGAACCAAGAACAAACGACGAACGTTGATTCTATCAAACGCACTTGGTTTTGTTTGAGCAGTCTTGTCACCAAAAAGAACCACACCCTGGCCAGGGAAATCAACAACAGGGTTGATTCGAGCCTTGTAAAGAATATCTCTTTCAGACTGTTTTGGATTGAAAGCAACTTTAATCGCACCACGAATGTTACCACGATTGTAACCGCCTGGTGAGAACCATGCATCAGCAACTCTATCTGTGTTTGCACAGACTCCAGCAATGTCACCATTCAAAGGAACATAACGCAACACATCATTGTACTTATCATACATCTGTTTATAACCACTGTCGTACACAATATACGAAGACGATGGCAATGTATCAAACGAATCTTTTACATTTACTGTTTGCGTGTTTGAACTCTGAACGTTAACAACCGACTCACGAGCAGGAGAGATGAAACCAACACAGTCTTTGCGAAGCTCACAAAGATCTGTAATCATCGTACCATGTGTGTCAAACTCATCACCAGATGTACCGAACGATGAACCAGTAACCGTTACCGAAGGTCCACCAAGAACAAAGTTGATGTCGTGAGCTTCTGTGTCTGCGAACAAGTCATATGCTGTTCTCTTTTCACCAAGAGTCAAAGAATAATCGTCTGTTCCACCAGTCAACCCATCATATGTCGGTGTGTCAACAGCAGTGAAAGCACCAGCACCAGAACCGGAGTCCTGAATAACGTTATCCCCAGCATTTGAACTAGAACCATCTGTACCATCTAAAAGAACAGCACCACCTTCATCCGAACTACTAGAATCCGTACCGTTAAGGATAATGTTGTTACTTGCATCCAAGTCACTACCCCAGTTAGTACCAGAAGAAAGATGATCCATCCAATAGATATTTGCAGATTGCGTATAAATCACATCAGGATAGTAGTTTGTTCCACCTTGAGCTGTTTTAGCCTTAGGATTTTTGGAAAGTGCTGAATATGTTTCTAGAACCGAGTCACCTCTTTGTCCAGCAACACTTTCACTAAATCCAGTAATCTTACCTGTTGTGTCATAAACAACAATGTGCAATTCATCAGCTGTACCGCGGCCTTCCTTAGTAGACCAGTCAGATGTGCCAGGTGCAGAATCAAACAAGTCGTAAAACTTCCAACGTCTACGAATGTAAGAATTGTCAGCAAGGTCTGCAACCAATCCAGTTCCATTCGGGTTGTCTAATTCACGAATTGTGATTGTGTTGTTTGCTGTGTCACGAGCAGTGACCTCATATTCTTTACCTGCATGACCACTAGCCGGAGTACCGAATCCACTGTCTGTGAAGAAAGAAACAATGTCACCAACGTTAATAGCGTTGTCTGCAAGATCAACGTCATCAACAGTAACAGATGTTGCACCGTTAGATGCCGCACCGTTGACTTGGTTTGCCCCTGTAATGTTCTGCGAAAATGCTGTAGCAGTTGCACAAATGGAAACCGCGAGAGAGTTACCCCAATCACCAGCAGTTCTTGCTGCCCAAGGACCAACAGTTCCTTGACCATCTCTATAAGAACCCGAATAGTGATCAGTATCTCTAATCAAAACGCCTAGTTCAGATGCAGCATTTAGAACACCAGACTCAGCCCGGACAACTTTAAGTGCATTGGAATACTGCAAAAAGTTTGCAGCAGTGAACCAATATTCAAAGTTATCACCATTAGGTTCGCCAAAAATACTTCTTAGTTCTTCTTCAGAACCAATATCAACAACGGTTGCAACCGGGCCCTTTTCAAAAGGTCCAGCAACTGCGCCAATATTTGTTTGTACGGCGGGTATGATATTAGTGAGATCGATTTCTTTAACATGTACGCCTGGAGAGACTAAAAAACCCATTTCTCGTACTCCTTACAATTGTAGAGTCCAAAAACTCTTTGTTATTCTTGTTATTATTTAT